CGATTCTCATAAATCATTACCCGAAGAAGAAAGAAAATTAAAAGTTATACAATATCTTTCAGAACCTAGACTTGGGATGTTCGGAAAAATTAAGAGATACTTTAATCCAAATATACATAAAATTGGAATTGATGAATATATGCGCAATAGAAGCATGGAAAAACAGCAATTAAATGACCAATTTACAAATGTTTTAAAAGGTTAATTATGAATGTCGATTTTCTATTTGATTATCTTCCCTCAACATATAAAGATAATTTAATAAACTCTAACGGAGATAACACTTTAATCCCTCTTTTTAACCAATACACGAATTGTATTGGAAGTATGATCTATGAAACTCAGCAATTATCCCAAGCACCTTATTTAGAAACATGTCCATTATTTATTAAAGAATATTACAAAACAGTTGATGTTTCAGTTGGTAATAATATTGGTGGAAATAATTATGCAATCGAATCTAGTATTATTGGATTTTCAGATTTATATTATGATGGAAATTTAACATCATTAGCATGTTCAGCTTCTAATTTTACTATCAATAATAATTCAGTTACAGGTGTAAGATATATTACTTTTCCAGCAGCTTTTGATCCTAGAGTAATAACTTTATTTACCAAAACCTGTTATCATCAGAAGAATTTATTATATAATATTTTTGGTAAATTATTAAACTATCAACCAGTATTTTCCTTTTTACAATATGGTACAGAATTTCTAACTCAACAACAGAATTATAAAAATCAGTTATTGGGATTACTATACACTTCCGTTAAAGGACAAACGTTAGAATCAATCAATATAGGATTGTCCATCTTTTTAAATTTGCAATATTCAACCATAAATGATACAGTAAGAAATCTTACTACAACCAGCATAACCCTGGAAAGTAGTTCTGATGGAACTTTAACTACAATTACTGGAAATATAGATTCTACCTTAACTGTTGGTACCATCATTCCTAAATATACAATTTTAGAAACAAAGAACTTTAATTTATATGATCAGTTTGCAGATCCGGCAAGATTTACTCAATTCATATTAGCTAATGGATCACAATATCTTTTAAGTCTTTTAAATATAGACGTAACAGATCAAGAAAAATATGCACATTTAGATTTTGATAGTAATCTTTATTATGATGATGCAAATCTTTATTGGGATATGGGAGATAATACTGGAGTAAGTCATACATTACCAGGAGATGCTACCATTTATTCATTACCTAGCGCTGGATTGATTACTAATTTTAGTTCTTATGATGATTCTAGATTTCAAAGTAATAAAATATATGAAATGTTTAGAAATTTATTTATATTAGAATTTACAACAAATCAATCCACCCAAACTATAACTAATGTAGCAAATTTTTTAAATAGATTTAAACCTTTAACTTCTAAATACATAATATATAATCCATCGTAGGTGATATCATGATTGTATCAAATTTAGGATATGCCGCATATCTAATGCTAAAAGATTATAAACTATTAGATACGCCCACTAGAACCAATGATGGAAAGTTTAATTTCAACTTTGAGATAGAAGAAGAATTAAACAAGAAATTATTGCATAAATACTCTACTAGTGATTTTTCTAAATTTGATAATTTCTTAGTAACTTTAAAAAGATTACTTCCGAGATATTAATATGATATTAATTAAAGGAACTGATAAGTCAGTTAGATTTAAAGTATATGATAATATTTTACAAAAAAATCCTATTGACTTAACCGTATATAACGAATTTATTTGTGCTGTAACTGAAGGTTACGGAACTGTTTTAATAGAGAAAAAATTTAGCACAAATGATATTAAAGTATTTTCAGATAATCCAGATAAATATTCTAATTATATTATCGAAGTTAAATTTAAAAAAGAAGATACAGCTAACATGACACTCAATCCTTCATATGAGGAAAGAATTAGAAATCTTGAATTATTTGGAATTATGAAAAATGAAGAAGTAACTAGATTTCTTATTACTGAATTTTACTTAGAAGGATCTGGATACTATGTACACAGAAATAGACGATAAATCTGATTATTATGTGGAGATTGAAGTATGTCCTTAGCTTTCTTAGAAACTGGTTTATTATTAGATGCTTCTGGTTTAACTATTGGTGGAAGTAGTAATAATACTCTTACTAGTAATTTAACTATAGATCAAAGAAGTAATTCTACCGCTTTAACTTCTTTTACAGTAACGGTATCTGCTAATACTGATACCACTTTACCATTTACGCCAATATTAGCAACTAGTATAGATGGTAAAGTTTGTGTATTAACTTTAACATTTAATCAACCAATTACTAGTGTTCATTTTGGTAACACCTATACGTTAACCATTACTGGTGCTGATGCTAGCACTTATACATTGTCAGTAATAGTAAATTATGCAAATAATTATAGTGATACTAATTGGACTAATACTACAAACTCTTCTTTATTAGTAGCAGACTTAGATAATAAGTCAAGCCTTAGTTCACTTCCTTTAAATAATAAATTAAGATCATTACTTCAATCTGCATTAACAGGTTTAAATCAAGCTTATAATTATATTAAATATTATTCATATAAAGAAAAATATCTGAATGATATTATTGATTTTGCTATAGCAGCAGGTTCTAGTTATGAATCATCTACTTCTACAGTAACTTATAATACTAGCGGTCAAGTAGCAACAATCACTACAACATACGGAAATACTTCTAGACCAAGAACTCAGAATATTATTATTTCCTATACTTATGCAAATTATACACTAAATAGATTGCAATTAAGAAGTGGAATTTATACAACTTTAACCACAGAAACGGTTAGTTTAATTAGTGGTTTTACAGTAAATGCTATAGATGGTTCTGGTAATCTTGTTTATAATTTAGGAACAATCACATTAAATAGATCTTTAACTCCTACTATTTATAGTATACCTTATCTTTTAGATTATAATAGCACTTTATCTTCAGATGTTATAGCTACTGATCCTGATAATATTTTATCTGATTATAAATATTATCAGACAAATACTATAACTGGATGGACAATAGCATGACAGATATAAAAAGTTTTGATAATAATACATTATATTATAAAGCTATTTACGATGCAGTTAGATTCGTTAATACTTCTGCTGAATCTACATATCTTTTATATGCAGATTTATTATCAAAATTTAATACTTATTCAGTCATTAATCAAGAGACCGATAGTCGTTTATCTCAAATTATAAGTATATCTACAACTTTTGGAAATTCAGATACTACAGACACGGAAGTAAGACAATTTGTTTTTAATTCTGGTTGTACATTACAATATTTAAAAACATTACCATTTGATCAATCGGATGGTACTGAAGTTGTTAATTTCCAGACAATGGTTAATTATTTAAGTAATAGTAATACAGTGTATGCAGGAGATCCTGGTGCAGCGGCAACTATTGGAATTGGTACCGTAACAACTTTAAGTGCTGGGTCTTCGGTAACAGTTACTAATTCAGGTACTTCGAATGCGGCTGTGTTCAATTTTGCTATTCCTCAAGGTACAAATGGTGCAGCAGCAACGGTAGCTTTAGGAACTGTAACTACTGGTGCAGCAGGATCTAGTGTTATTATTACTAATTCAGGATCTTCTAGTGCAGCAGTATTAAATTTTACTATTCCTCAAGGTGCTGCTGGAACTTCTCCATATGCTGGATATATATCAGTTTCAGTAGACGGAACTACAGTAACTACATTATCAACTTCCGGATCTACAAGTTGGGTTACTATATTAGGTAATGGAAATATAACTTTCAATAATACGGGAACTTATGAAATAGTAGGTTATTCTTATTATAGTGGTATATATCCAATTGCTTATACTGGATATTCTACAATAGTATTTACTTTAAATAGTTTACCTATTTATTCTAATACGATTTTTGATATTACTAGTACTAACGTATCATTAACTGCAACTAGTAATATTATGGAAGTTGTTGGAAACGACACTCGTACAATAGGATATCCTAGATACATCACAATCAAAAAGCTTGTGTAAGTAAAAATTTAGTGCTACAATATGCTTAGAGCGAAAACATGGATTTAAAGTCAATATCAGCTATAGAAAAAATTAAGATTGGCGATATAAAATCTGCAATGGATCAATTGCATTTTTTATGTAGTCAAGTTTCTAATATTAAAGAAAATATAACAGCTATATATGAAGCCTTAAGTGAGAAAGTAGATCTTACGTCAGCCATGCAAGATGGTTCTACCGTGGTGACTAAAGTAGGATCTGGTATTATTAGTTCTGTTTCAACTGATGGAGTTACGGTTACTGGAACTGGTACTTTATTTACAGCCGAAACTCAAACTGGAAACGGAATTAGAATAGGTTCTGAAACTACTTATATTACAGCAGTCACTAGTGATACGGTTATTACAGTAAGTCCAGCATTAACTGGATCTTACTCTAATGTTATTTATGCTATAGTAAAAAATGCCACTAAAGAAGTACTAACTGGTGATTTTAATTTTGGTATTTTAAATGGTAATATTTTTAATGGTTCAGTAATTCAAGGTAGTACATTTCAACATTATGGTAGAATGTCTCAACCAAATGATATTGTAAATATATCATTTGTTCAAAAATCAGTTAATCCAGTAATGGTACGAGCCCAGAATGCTATTCAACGTAATGGAGATTCAGTAGCTGGTACCCTTGGATCTGAATATTCATATACTTTTAATTATTTAACATGGGCATTTGGCGCTAATACAGATGTTAGATATGATGGTATAGTTTCTAATGGCGATAATATTGTAAATGTAAATTATGTAACAAATGCTATTGCCACTGCTACTGATAAATTTTATGCAAGATTGACAAATAGTACAATATATTTAGATGGATCTATATCAAAAAGTGCTAATTCTGGAGAATATATAACAGTTACTTCAAATGGTTTTGTGGCCGTTAAAAGTTTCTTAGGTATAGCATTTGGAAGTGTTGGAATTAACTTATCCAAACATTACTCTGGTCTTTTAACTATTAAGGTTAGTATACAGATTAATTCTATATACATTCAATCTACTCAAATTTCAATAGATACAGATAATACGAATATGACCTTAGAACCTAGAATTCAAGTAAGTTCACCTATTTATGTAAATGCTGGTGATATTATAAGTGTTAAATTAGATACAACTAATACTAATCAATATAACGCTCCAGTTTATGATGGTTTTGATTTAGCGGTAGTTTCTCTGTAAAGGACATAAAATGTTTACTGACCATATTCATGATCAATTAGGTAGATATAGAATTGGTGCTATTAATGAAGCAATGCCAGAGTTTATTAAGGTAGCAGAAGATAATATTGTATCTGAAAATTTAGAAAAATTAGCAGATGGTTGTTTTGCTTACTCTGATGGTATTAATAGATATTTTCCAATTCATACTCCTGAACATACATGGTTTAGTAATGCTTATTTTGAAAAATTTGCACATGAATTTGACGAACGTGAAGTTTCTGAAATTAGAGATCGAATTAGTGATGCTTATAAAACTTTTGAATTACCAGAAGTTGAATTTTCCAAAACTGCTTCTGAGGAAGATGATTTAGATGCTTTACATTCTTTATCTATTGAATTAAACAAATTTATTGATAATCATAAACGATATCCTATAGAGGAACGTAGGGAGAAGGCTAAAGAAATTTTACATCATGCTCATTCGTTAGGTAAACAGTCTTCTTTGCATGATTCAGTATATAGATATGCTGGCGATCACTTTAAGAAAAATTATGGACATGCATTTGCCGATCGTATGAAATATTTTAAAAGCGATGCTCCAGAACGGACTCACTTACTTAAAATGCAGGAAGAATCAGAATCACATATTCCAGAATTAGTAGCTAAAGCTTTAGGTATATTCGATCATAGAACTGGTTTACATAAATTTTATGATAACGAATTGGAAGATCCTTACGCTGGTTTATTGACTCCATTTGAAACTAACGCTAATGAAAATGTTAATATTGGAGAAGAATCACTTCCTTTACATAAAATAAATAAATTTGACTTTAATTCTTTAAAAGATATTCTTGAAGATAAAGTCTTGGACAAATTAAAGAGTAATCCAGTGGATGCTTTACGTGAAATTAATCCTAACATTCGTGTAATTGTGATTCGTAAGATAAATGAATAACTTAGAGAATGACACAATCGTCTTACTTAATGATGGCCGGTTATATGAAAATCAGCTTGAAAAGATTTTTGCACTTCAAGCACTTAAATCCAACCCTGGAATATTAGGTAATGTATTTACTTTTGAAAAATTAGTTTATGTACTAAATGGATTTAAACCCAACATAGATATTCTCGAACCTTCTACTATACTTCACATAGCTAAAGCTGTTAAACTATTAGGTGAACAGAACTGGCATCGTGAAGTAAAGAAGTATATAGCAGAAATTGCTTTTGAAGAAGGTTGGTGCCAACTTCCTGATATTTTAAAATTCGCACAAGATGAATTAGATGAAATATCAAACGAAGTTAAATTAGATATAGATCAACAAAAAATGCAAGATTTAAAACATAAGGCTGTTGAAAGATATTTAAATGACTAATGTATCTACAACATCAGTAGTAGCACCGGAGACTGGTCGTCGTTATCCAATGAACGGCTTGCAGTATCCTCAAAGATTTTATAATTTATTACATCTTCAAAGACCAAAGACTTTAAATGAAATTTTTAAATGGGCTATTGTTTTAAACGAATCTTCTGGTCTTTTAGATCGTATTACCGATACTATGTCACGATATCCTATTACTCCCGTGGTAGTAGATAATGATATTGGAGAAGATAAAAATTATTGGTCTAAATTACTTAATGATGAATTATGTATTCAAGATGAATTAGTTAAAAATGGAAAAGATTATTATACTTTTGGAAATGCTATAGTATCTATAGTTCCTCCATTTAAACGTTATTTAGCTTGTCCTGATTGTAATACTTATAAAGCACATTGTATTACTGATGAAGATCGTAAATTTGAATGGCAATTTAGGGATTATAAATTTCTAGCTAAATGTTCTAATAAAAATTGTAAATTTCAAGGTGTAATGAAGGTTAAAGATGAATTGTTAGAAGGCGATGAATTCATTAAAAATATTAGAATTCAGAGATGGCCTGTTCAGTTTATTAAAGTAAGAGATTTAGGTATTGCTGGTAAAAAGAAAATTTATTATCGTATCGAAGATAAATATTCTAAACCAATTATGAAGGGTGATAAATTTGTAGTAGCTAATGTTCCAGAAACTTTCATATTAGCTTGCAAACAAAATCCAATTAATCCAGTAATAGAATTACCTGCTGAATTAACTTTTCATTATCAGCATGAAGGCATTACAGAACCAGAATGGGAAGGATTATCAAAACCATTTTTCTTCTCAGCATGGAACGATTTATTTATGAGTTTTATTTTACGTAAGGCTCAGGAATGTATTGCTTCAGATCATTTTCTTCCTAATAGATTTATATTTCCAACGTCGTCTAGTGGCACTGATCCGTTAAGTAAAATTGATGGTGCTGCATGGATGGGTATTGTAGCTACTCAATTAAAGAGACAGCAAAATGATCCCAATGAAATTGGAGTTGTTCCTTTTCCTGTTGGCTATCAGGCTTTGGGTGGCCAAGGAAAAGCTATGTCTTTACGGGAAGAAATTGAATTACAGGATCGTAGAATTCTTACTCAATTAGGAATTCCACCAGAATTAATTTATGGTGGTATGACTTGGAGCGGATCTAATATTTCTTTACGTATGTTAGAGAATTTATTTTTATATTATATTAATAAACAAAATACATTTATTAGATTTTTAGTACGTTATTTAGCACGTATGACCAATAAGCAAGCTCCAAGTAGTGTTAAACTTAAACCATTTAAAATGGCTGATGATATTCAGCAAATTCAAATGCTTTCAAATCTTGGTGCGCAGGGTCGTATTAGTGAAAGTACAGCTTTGGCTCAAGTTGGTATTAATATTGCCGATGAAGCTAAGCAAATGGAAGATGATAAACCCTTCCTTGAGAGAATTCAAGCAGCTAGACAATTGGCTGCTGCTGAAGTTAATAAAGAAGTTTCTCAAGTTACTAATGAAGGTCAAGTTGATGTTAATTTAAGAACACAATTATTACAAGGTCAAGAAACTCAATCTGCTCAATCTAATATAGGTGATGGATTTATGGCTACAACTACTCGTGGATTTGTGAATAAATTTAAAGATTTATCTTATGCTGATAGACAAAAAGAATTAAGAAATTTGCAAGCTAAAGATCCAGAAGTTTATATGAAAGTTATGGCAGAATTAAATGGGGTTTCAGCAGATCCATTACCTGAAGTTAAAGGTCCAAAATCTACTCCCGAAAAGGCGAAGGTATGAGTTTAATAAAATTAGCATTTAATCCGGGTAGTTTATTCCCTAGTTTTTATAGTATGAGAGCAGCTAGATCTGGGAATCCATTAAAATTTATGATGTCTAGAACTAATGGTCCTATTAGAAAAAATATTATACAAAGATCAGCTTTAGCTGGAGTAGCACAAGCTGAAGCTAATATAAGAAAAGGATTAGTTCAAGACTCAACTACTTTAAGAGGCGCTTTTATAGATGGTGCATTACTTGGACAGTTTGGACGTATGGGAATTAATGCATTAGAAGATATTCATAATGTTCCCACGGGAACTAATAGAATTGCTAAAAGTATATTAAAACATTCCATTTCAGATGATGGTCAATTTAAAATTAAAAATATTGAGGGAATGATTAATTTAGGTAATGATGCTCATAAATTTTTAAGTGTAGCTAAGAAAGTTCCAACCGCTCATTTAGGAACTATTAGTGGTGCCGCTATTGGATATACTCAGGGAGATAATGAGCATGAAAAATTAAAAGGTATGGCTAAAGGTGGATTAATTGGTGGCGCATTAGGTGGATCTGTTAAGAAAATGATGAATTTTACACATGGTAAATTATCTATGATGCCTAAAATTCATAAAGAATATTTTAAAGATAATTATTGGAGATCTCAATTAGAGGCTGCTAATAAACCTTTTTATAATAAATTAATTGGAAAACATATATTAGCAGATCGCTTAATGTCAACTCCTGAAGCCAGAGCGCGTCGTATAGCCAGATTCGATAATTGGCAGAAGTTAATGAATACTAACGTAAGGGATTTGGGTCCATGGAAAAAACGCCAGTCGTAAAATCTCATTCCGAATATTTTGAATTAACTAATACTGATGAATTAGGTGAATATGTATTACTTTTAGATAAGATTGCTAATAATAATCATAAATATCATATAGTTGATAATGATATTAGATTAGATATGTTTGGCAATCCTTTTATTATTTTTCAGTATAGCGATATTACTGATTTAGAAGAAAAGAAATTAAAAAAGAAATTTAGTTTTTTTGGTGAGATTATTTCTAGAATTCACTTAGACGAATATGATGATTTAATAAATAAGGATTGGGCTAAAGAAATTAAGTTATGTTATATTGGAGAATTTACAACTAAAGATAAAGAAAATCCAATGTTTTATCGTATAGTCATTTATTATAAAATAAATGATAAGAATGTATTAGATGGTTCTTTATTAAATCAATATATGCCTAACGATAAGAATGTAAAGAAATAGGAGAATGAAATGTCGTCATTGTCAGATCTAAGATTAAAAGCTGGTCAGAATAAAATTACAGAACGTGACCAAGAATTAATGAAGAAGTTTACAGAAAATCCAATTGATTCAAATAGTATGCCAGAATTATTTTCAGATCAAATGACTTGTTTTTTATTTGAATCAGTAATCAGACCATTGGATAATGCTTTGGTTATTCATTTAAAACATCTTCCTCCCGCGTTTCGTAATCCTAGATTTTTTGATTTTGCTACAGAATTTATCAGAGATCGTATTGGTAAATTCGAATCACTTAATGCAAGTTTTATTGGTGAACTAGATTCAGCTAATAAACTTAATAGTTTAGATTTAATGTTTACTAAGTATTATCCAGCTTTAATGGGTGATATGGATTTTATTAAGCAACATACTGCTAAAGTTGGAAAGCAGTTGAATGATCTTTTAGTAAGAGAATTAGATGCTCATATATCTTGAATGCAAAAATTTAACATATGCAGCAACAACTCTTTATTGGAATATAGAACCAGAGAGTAAGGAAACCGTATCTCATTTTGGATATATAGTTCAGATTTCGGAAGGCGAATTAGGTCCATGGACTGATTTATATACAGATCCAATTTATGCTTTTGGATTTGTAGACACAGTAACGCAAAGAGGTATGATAGATCAAAGAATTTTTTATAGAGTAAAAGCGGTAGATATAGATTCAGATGCTGTATTTTATTCTGATAATCTTTGTTTATTTAATGAAGCTGATAATTTTATTAGCGATTACATTTCTGAACAAGAAATATTATATTTAAAAAGATTTGGTCAAGAATGTTTACATTTTGCTAGAAGAAAATTTGGTGATCGTTGTACTTTATGCTATGATAAAGTTCAGAAAAAATCAATTCTTCCAAAATGTCCTGTTTGTTTCGGTACAACGTTTGTTGGAGGTTATTTTGCTCCAGTAAAAATATATATAAATACCGATCAGCAACCAATTCAAATAGATAAAACCGATTATGGAGTATCTGAAGCTGTAGCTTTATCGGCATGGACATCTAACGAAGTATTAATTGCTGCTGATGATATTTTGGCATTTTTAAAGAAACCTTCTCAGCGATATAAAATTGATAGAATAGTTCCTACATCTATCAGTAGTAATACGGTACGTCAAATATTAAACATGACACAATTAAGAGCAGATAATCCAGCTCAATTACTTCCTATAGATATTACAGCTTATACATTAGATGAATTTAATATCTTTAGAAGAGACTGGAGAATCTCCTGTGGATTATAAACAATTTTTATATAGTAAGAATTTTAATCCGGGTTATTATGGTGTAACTGCTACTATTCTTTATTTACAAGAGATGTTTTCTATAAATAAAGATTTAGGTTATATATTATATAGTGACGATACCAATAAAGAAGAGTCATATCAATCTTTATGGATTGGAACTAAATTTCAATGGGAAGAAAAATATAGAAATAAAAGACCAGCAGCATTAATATATAGAGGAAATTTAATAAATGGAGCAAATGGTACTTTGGGTCAAGGTAGAGTTTTTTCGGTAAGTAGAACTAATGAAAAAACTGCATATAAGGATTATGTTTCTTTCCCAATTGTGGTAGAATGTATATCAGAGAGTGATTTGGAAGCAGAAGCTTTAAGTGCAATGGTAACTTCTTTTATTTCTTTAGATCTTAGATCTTATAGAGATTTGGGACTTCAAGTGCAGGGAACTGTAACAAATACTGCACCGCAAATATTTGAGAAGGGTAACACATCTTTTACAGCTTCTACTATATTACAGATTCAAATGGAAAGATCTTACATTGCTAGATTGCTGAGTAAAGATAAATTAACTAACATTCAACTTAAACTTAATGGCTCAACTGCTTTAAATATTGAATAGGATTTTAATATGACTTATACATTACCCGGCGTTTCTGTTACTCAGATTTTACTTCGTTCTAGTCAGAATCTGGCTAATAGTTCTATGTTACCTTGTTTCGTTGGATCAATTAATCAGGTAGTAACTAACTCACCTATTAATTTAACTTTTCCAATAACTAGTGCAACTATAGTTTATCCAGGGTTAGCTTTATCTGCTATTATTAAAACTTCCAGTATTGCAATTACTATTAATAATGCATATGTGCAGATCGGAACAAGTGCCGTTACTGGATCGGCCTTAGTTGCTAGTGGAAATATTATTCAGGGAACGACAGGTTCGTTCTTAAATGCCGTAGCTGGTGATTCCATCATATTTAATACTCTTACTCATGGTAGTTATACAATTAAATCAATCAATGGCGATGTGGCTACTATTAATGAAATTATTTCATATCCCGCTGCAATAGCTGACGCCTTTACAATTCAAAGAAGTGTTGGAAATGTAACTGCTATAATTGGAGGAGCTTCTTATGCCTCATCTTCATTTACTTTTACTTCTCTTGAATATGGTACTTATAATATTATAGCTGGAACACCTTATATTTCTTATATAGCCCTTAGAAAAGATCTTACTGGTTTTTACGATGTAACTAATCTTGATGATTTAAAAGTAGATATGGATGTAACGATTAGTAATCCATTGGGTTTCTATTTAGGAACCGTTGCTCCTACCGCTAATGGTGGATCAGAAACTTTAGCTTATATCTTAACTGACGAAACTGACACTTCTTACATAACGGCATTAAGTGACTTATCTACTAGACAGGATATCTATTTACTAGTTCCTTTAAGTAATAGTACAAATGTAGCAGAAGCCTATGCCGCTCATGTTACTACAATGTCAGAACCAGCTTCTAGTTATTTTAGAGCGACCTTACTTAATGCAACTTTACCAGTATCTTCTATATTGGTTTCAGAAACTTATACTCATAGCTAAATTAGGAGATACATAAATGACTGCATTACAACCATTAGTTATAACTGGAACAGGATTTCTCACTGCTGGTGTTAAGATTGGCGATACCGTAGCTACGATAAGTGTAACTAATACTGCCTACACTACTACTAATTCAGGAAATCCATTAGTTAGTGGTAAATTATTATCAGTAGGAGCTACACCAAATGTAGCAGTTTTTGCTTACGATTCTATTTTAGTAAGCGAAGTTACAAGTGAGACTTCTTTAAAGGCCATTCCATATGTAAATGGAGTTGGAATTACAGATTCTTCACAGTCTGCCCAGTATAATTTAGCATTAGGAACTGGTGATACTTTCACTTATCAAGTTATACATTATCTTACCAAAGATGAACAAGTAACTTCTATTGCAGCTACAGCTTCTTCTTATGCTTCAAAACGCGTTCTTTATATTTGGCCTCCAGAAGCATATTGGGATTCAGCTTTAACTGAAACCGTGAACGGATCTGCTCTTGCTGCTTGTACCGCTGCTGCTATGGCAACTTACCCCGCACAGCAATCATTTACCAATTTAGGTTTTGGTGGACCTTATAAATTACTTTATTCAAATACTTATTTTACACCTACTCAGTTAAATAAACTTAGCGAAAATGGAGTTTTCGTTTTAGTACAAGATACTCCAGGTGGCAATATCTATAGTCGTCATCAGAAAACAACTAGTACGGTTTCTATTCAGGAACAAGAATTCAGTATTACTAAAGCAGTAGATAAACTTTCGTTAGACTTATACTCATCTACCAAACCTTATATCGGTAAGTATAATATTAATCAGGACTTACTTACCCAGATAGCTTCAGTACTTGATTTATATATGTATAGTGCTCAGTCTAATAAATCTGCTTATTGTGGTGCTTTGATTATTAGTTATGCTACGCCAACTCTTCGCGCTAATTTAGATGGTGCTAATACCGATCTTACTGTAGGTACTATTGAAATTTCCGTAACTGTCGAAATTGGATATCCTGCAAACTTTGTAAATATTCTGCTTTACGTTAATTAAAAAGGATTAGATATGACTCTTTCTATTGCTGATGTTTTAGGATCTGGGGATGGCACTTCAACTTGGAGTTGGAAAGAGAACTTCGTCCAGTTAGATGAAAATATGGCCACCCCTGGATTGTTTATTGCTGCTGAATCTACACTTATTGCTTTTGGACCAGCTAAGGCTACTGCCGCTTTTGATGTAGTTAGAATTGGTTTAACTCCAAATATTGCAATTAGTCAACAGATTCCACAGCAACGATTACCTGAGATTGGATCAATGAGAGTGCATATTTTAAATGGCACTCCAGTTGGTGGTGGCTCAATGTCACGTCTTGTATATAACGGACCATCATTAGCTCGTTCTTGTTATGGTAATATCTATGATGATAATGGAAACTTAACATCAATTGGTATTACTGGTATGATGACTGACTCAGGAACTGCACAGACGTACGTTGCTAATGCATGGAGTAATATTACTAGCAATCCTGATAAGGTAATGCAGGCAGATTCAAATACGAATTTGTGGATGTCAATGTGGGACATTAGGCTTCGCACACCCTTCGGAATCTGTATTTATATGCAAGACATAGCTAATCATGCAGTAGGTGGAATTTATGCAGAAGGAGTTAAAATCAATTCTCATAACTTTAATCAATCTGCTGGACAGTTGATTATGGTTGAAGGTATTAGTTTTGCATTCGATCGTTTAGTTCCGGTAAAGGGTACGGGAACTTCTTCATCTTAATTATAGATTATATCTTAAATATAAAAGACCTCTTATTGAGGTCTTTTTTATTATCTGCAATTATTAGAATAATTTTGTTATAATATAAATGGAAGTAATATAATATGTGGTATATAATTATAATAATCTGGTTTTCTTCTTTAGTATTAATTTTTGGTAGAATTTATTGGATTAATAGAAAAGAATTAGTTATTTTTAAAAGACCTAAAATATCCCATGATATATTAATTGAATTGAGTAAACGCCCAGATAAGATATGGCCAGATTTAGATTCAGTTCTTTTAGAAACTAAATAATAAAAAGCCCCTTAACCGGGGCTTTATTTTTTAACTATTAATTAAAGTTTAAATGCAATCATCTGGCCTTCCATTCGAGTATCAGGTACTATCGGAACCCAAATAAATAATACATTCTTATTCTGAAAAACAATATTAACTTTATTTCGTAAATCAGTTCCGGTAACTGGATCTGTAATTCTAACATCTACATCTGAATTTAAATTGTGATAGAAATTTATCACGTAACGATTATTCACCGGATCGAGGGTCCAATTGCTCATTACAAATACAAATGGGTCGGTTTTCTGGGGGGTCTGGGGTCTACCGCTGGGACCATTCGGGCCTAGAATACCACCAGGGACGGCAGACATAGAGGAGGTTCCTGTAGCGGTTAAATAGTCTGGACCAGTATAAAGTCCTGAGTAATCCCAAAGCATATATTCAGCACTTTTAACAATACCAAATGTACGACCATAATTAATTGCAAGTTTAAATTCATATTTTTTCTTTTCTACTAATTGAGCCCACATACCAGCTACGCCCATATAAGCTGGACCCTTCGTCCATGGACTAGTAGTAATACCACTATCATTAAATTGCAATTCATTTCTATATTGTAATACACCAGCAGACTGCAAAATAAACATAGCACTTGCCACAATTAACCAATCCATAACTGGAAAATTAGTTAATCCAACGTGAGTTAAAAGTGGTGGAGTGCTATTCCAATCACTAATAGCCATATTAATAGCTAATTTAATTTCATCATCATCTGTTTCTTCTTTTTTAATTAAAGCATTTAATTTAGGTTTATCTCGAAGAAACATGCGAATAAGATTAATTAAAATTTGTGGAGTCATTTGACCATTTGGAAAGGTCTGGGGTGGATTAATCATGTGAGTTACCTCTATCTGATTATATCATAAAACAACAAAAACCGCTAGAAGCGGTTTTTAGTTGTTTCATATTATAACAATTTACTTTTTATCATCTGAAGAAGGAGGAGTTACTACTTTTTTAACTTCTTTCTTAGGCTCTTCAACAATATAATTAGATGGGATTCCATTAATAATAGTAGGTTGAGTATTTTCCCAATCAATTAAACTAACAGGAGCATTTTCGCCTTCAGGAGGATTTAAAGATTTGTAACTTTTATTAAATAATTCCTGACGAGAAATAAACTTAAAAGCTTCAGCCTCTTCATGAGAATCTTTAACAATAACGAGACCGCGTTTAACTAGATCATTTAAGATATGCTTTTTACTATCTTCAATAAATCCAATCTGCCCCTCTTTTAACGAAAGACCTTCTCCAGTAATATGACCAAACAAAGCTTTGACATACGACATATGTAACTCCTATTTAAGTGAGAGAGGCAATACCAGTAACCTTAGCAACTGAGGCAACGTTACCAATTTCAGCACCCTGATCAGCCCATGAATACCATTCGAGAATATTAGCTTCACGCTTCATTTCCTGTTGAACATCACCCAGGATAAAGTTAGAACCTAAAAATTCAGGCATTGCAATGGCATAGATACTATCATCAGGCCATACGCTATTAGCGGTAGTGGAGTTAATCGAAGTGATAACTTCATAACCTAAGAATGTCTTTTCCGCAGCAACGCCATTCAGCGCAATACGTCCAACATTCTCATAACCAATCTTATCAGGTTCGAGCTTAGCCAGGTCCAGCCAAGTTGATTCTGTCATAATAAGGCGAGCAACTCTACGCCGTTTACCAAGCACCTGACGAACCGCTGTAATAACTGCATTCTTAAAGTTATCTTTTACGGCACCAGCAGTAGCAGCAGAGGTATTACCGGAAGCGGCTACGGAAGCATCAAGTCTAATCTTAAAGAGAGCATCAAGCTGTTCCTGCATATCCAGTACGAAGTTGTTATTCACAACATCCATAAGAGGATAACGCATTGTCATTAATTCTTCACGGGTCTTCTTAAAGTGCTGAGTTTCAATCTTGGTAAAGTAAACTTCATACTTTCTGCCTTCCATAAAGTTAGCAGAACCCTTACCACGGAAGCCAAGAGTGAAAGCCTTAGAATCGGGCTCAATCTCAACGCGCTTCAGAGGCCAGTCATTAGTAGTATTACGTTCAATCTGTGCTTCGGTAAGTACTACAGGAGGAATAGCGCGATTTAATACGCTAGTCTCACGAAGGCGATCACGAATAAAATCCTCAGTAAGAGCGGCTACCTTCTCCATACCGGAAGCTGATTTTCCGGTAAATACATCCCAAAGCTGGGAAGCCATCATATTACTCATAATTAAAATCTCCTATTTAATTTTTAATTTATCTTAAAAGGTTACGATACGATAAACCGAAGTGCTAATACCCTGAGCATCATTAGCAATGCTGTAACTATCAGCTACCTGACCTTTAACCAAATTAGCATCGCCAGGAAGACTAGCTGCAATAAGTAAACCGGCAGTAGCACCAGTGCCAGGCTTAAGATAAGAACCAATGGCAGGTGATCCAGAAACCTGATCAGTTTCAGCTTCCATGACACCATAAACTACGGTATAAGAACCGGAAGTCTGACTTAACAGATCTTCAAAGATGAAACCAATTGAAGATCCAAGACCTACGGTGCTATTATCAGATTTAGCAATAGTATTAGAAGTACCAGTTAACTGAACAACCGTACCTTTAACCAGTCCGGCGGGGCCAGAACGGCTAGTGATCATTACTGAGTGAGAACCTTCCTGAAGGCCACTGAGAATGTTAAACATATTTTATATCTCCTTGATATAATGGTTAATTTTCGTCAAGTCCTAATTCACCCATTAACGCAGCTTGCTTTTCCATGAATGAATCAATTGCTTTAGAGCCTGAAATTGGAATTACTTTTTCTTCTGTATATACGGAACCAAAAGATCTATTCTGTCTCATAATA